GAAAGGTGAAGAAAAATGCCAAAAGACGCATGCTACAAAAAGGTAAAAGCAAGGTACAAAGTGTTTCCAAGCGCATACGCAAGCGGAGCAATCGCTAAATGTCGCAAAAAAGGCGCTAAAAACTGGGGAAATAGTAAGAAAAAGCCTGTAAAAAAGGCTATGGGTGGTGAAATTATGCCATCAAATGAGTACCGCAAACGTCCAGTGCGCCGAATGTTACGTGGCGGAGAGGCGATTGCAAATGGATGCGGCAAAGTAATGACAGATCGTCGCAAAGTAACGAGCTATTCGTAATGGCTGTTCGTAAGACAAAAAAAGGTGCTGCACTCAAGCGTTGGTTTAAAGAGGACTGGAAAGATGTCCGCACTGGCAAGGCTTGTGGGCGTAAAAAAGGAGAAAAACGGGGGACACCATATTGCAGACCAACAAAACGTGTAAGTTCTAAAACCCCTAAAACAGCGTCAGAGATGACATCCACTGAAAAGCGTAGTAGAATAGCTCAAAAGAAGCGTCTTGGGCAACCTGCAGGAAAACCGAAGCGCGTTAAGTCGCTTAGAAGGAAAAAGAAATGACCGTATCAGGCTCAACAGACTTTGAATTAGATGTAGCGGAGTACATCGAAGAGGCTTTTGAGCGTTGTGGCTTAGAAGCCCGTACTGGATATGACTTAAAGACCGCAAAGCGATCTTTAAACCTTATGTTAGCTGATTGGGCCAATCGAGGCTTAAATCAGTGGACAATTAAGCAGCGTACAATAACACTTACCGAATCTGATGGAGAATATGACCTCGGAACCGATGTTATTGACGTTTTGTCTGTAGTTGTTCGTCGTAGCAATACAGATTATACGATTGAAAGAATTAGTAGGGATCAATATCTAGCTATTCCTACAAAAACAACTGAAGGAAGACCTACTCAGTTTTTCCTTGACCGTCAAATTACTCCAAATTTAAAGATTTGGCCTCTTCCTGACAATAGTACAGATATTCTTGTATATGACTGTTTAACACGCATAGATGATGCGGATACACAGGTAAATACTATGGATATTCCGTTTAGATTTTACCCCTGTTTGTCTGCAGGATTAGCGTATTATTTGTCTCTAAAACGTGCCCCGGAGCGGGTTCAAATGCTAAAAGCAGTGTATGAAGAGGAAATGCGCCGTGCGATTGATGAAGATAGAGATCGTGCATCATTCCAAATATCTCCAAGTTTAAGGAATTATCGCATTGTCTAAGTTTGCAACAGGAAAATGGGCTTATGGCATATCAGACCGATCTGGCTTCAGATATCGGCTAAAAGACATGCGTAAAGAGTGGAATGGCCTTCTTGTTGGTAAGGATGAATGGGAGCCAAAACATCCGCAATTAGAGCCAATTAGGGTTCCCCCAGACCCAGAAGCGATTAAAGGTGCAAGACCAGAGCCAAATTTGGACCAAGAAAGAAACATTCAATGGAGTTGGAACCCCGTTGGTGGCCCTTCTGATGATGGTCTTACTCCAAATAGATTAGAAATGGCAGGTTCTGTCGGATCAGTTACGGTGGTGACATCATGAGTTTTACATACGCACAGCTTAAACAAGCAATTCAAGATTACACAGAGAATGATGAAACCACTTTTGTCGCAAATATACCTCTTTTCATACGTCAGGCTGAAGAGCGAATTTTAAAAAGCGTACAACTAAGCCTATTTAGAAAAAATGCTGCGGCAAGTACGACCTCAAGCAACAAGTATTTGGCGTGTCCAAGTGATTTTTTAGCCCCTTTTTCTTTAAGTTTAGCAGGTGCTGATGGAGATAAGTTCTTTATAGACTTTAAAGACCCATCTTTCCTTCAAACTTATACTCCAGATGCGACGACGACAGGAACACCGAAGTATTATTCACAGTTTGATGTCGATAACTTTATGTTAGCTCCTACCCCAGACGCAGCTTACACTGCGGAGCTTCATTATTTTTATCGCCCAGTAAGTTTAACTGTTGGATTAGATAGCGGCGAAACTTGGTTGAGCAAAAATGCAGAGTTAACTTTGTTGTATGGCTCCCTTGTTGAAGCTTATTTATTCATGAAGGGAGAGCAAGACATGATGTCTTATTACGATAAAAGGTTTAACGAGTCCTTAGCGGGTCTAAAAATGCTTGGCGAGGCTAAGGAAACAACTGATGAATATCGCACAGGTAAAGTTGTGAGGGCTAAACAATAATGTTTACAGGCACAATGGAAATACCAAAAGATCAGGTTTTGGTGAACGTATCTACGACAAATAATCGTGGATTTACCCCTGAAGAGGTCGCTGAACAGTGTGTAAAAAAGATCATATCTGTTTCGAACAACACTCATCCTGCACTTAGAGATCAAGCTCAAGCTTTTTCAAATCACATAGAAAAAGTCGTTGCTCATTATATGAAACAAGCTATTCGCAGTGACCGCACAACTGTGTATAATGCCATTAAAGATGCAGGGCATCCCGAACTGGCTGAACTTATAAGGAGACTTTAACTATGGCCTTTACTGGAAACTTTATGTGTACGTCTTTCAAGAAGGAATTGCTTGAGGCGAAACATGACTTCACAACTGGAGAAGATCAATTCAAGATCGCTCTTTACGACAATAATGCGTCATTTACAGCGGCGACCACCGACTACACCGCTACAAATGAGGTAAGTAATTCTGGGTCATACAACGCAGGTGGTGGGAATTTAACCAATGTAACTCCAACAAGCTCTGGAACGACAGCATACGCAGATTTTGACGACATAACGTTTACGTCTGCAACTATTACTGCTCGTGGCGCATTGATTTACAATTCAGAAGCAGGTGGTGGTTCTGGTACAACCAACACTGTTGCCGTTCTTGATTTCGGCTCTGATAAAACATCCACATCTGGTGACTTTCGAATTAGCTTCCCTGATCCAGCGGGGCCAACAAACGCAATAATTAGGATTGGCACACCAGCATAAGGGTCAATTAGTATGGCACTTGTCGTAAAAGATCGTGTAAAAGTATACAGTTCAACGACTGGTACTGGTACTTTATCCTTGGGTTCAGCTTTCGCGGGATTCCAAACCTTCAATAATGCGTTGGGAGATGGCGACACAACGTACTATGGAATCTTCGAGAGCAGCACAGGTGAGTGGGAAGTTGGACTGGGGACGTATACGTCTTCAGGAAACACGCTTTCTAGGGACACGATCTTAGAGAGTTCTAACGCAGGTGCAGCGGTTAACCTAACCGCAGATACAGAGGTTTTCATTACATATCCGGCGGAGAAGTCTGTATACTTTGATGCCAACGGCGATGTGAATCTAAATCGCGATCCTCAGTCTGCATTACAAGCTGCGACAAAGCAGTACGTTGATACGATTGCAGCGGCGGGTATTCACTACCATGATCCTGTACGTGTTGAGTCTCCTGACACGGCGGGTAGCCTGACTGCAACATACGACAACGGCTCTTCTGGCGTAGGCGCGACACTTACGAACTCAGGCACACAAGCTGCGTTGGTTATTGACGGTGTGACCGTTTCGACCAATGACCGCGTTTTGATTTATAACCAAACGAATGGATATGAAAACGGTGTATACACCGTAACGAATACTGGTTCGGCAAGTACTAACTGGGTGCTTACACGCGCGACAGACGCGGATAGTTACGGGCCTTCTGATCCTGACAGCCTTGGTCAGGGTGACGCGTTCTTCGTAAAAGAAGGTGATACTGGAGCGGGTGAACTGTACGTTATGAATACGGCGGGTGAGATCGTATTTGGAACGACAGATATTAACTTTATTGTTGTGGCGGAGACTGCGGTCTATAGCGCGGGGGACGGTCTAACTCTTTCAGGAACTGAGTTTAATGTTGGTCCGGGTACGGGTATTACCGTCAATGCAACGACTGTCAGCACAGTGCAAGACATTGCTACGTCTGCCACGCCTGAGTTTAACGGTCTTACTACTACAGGCAACATTACGTTTGGGGACAACGACAAAGCCATCTTCGGCGCAGGGTCTGACCTACAGATTTACCATGATGGGTCGCATAGTTATATCAGTGACCAAGGCACTGGTGGTTTAAAAGTTCTAAATGACAGTTGGTTTTATATAAAAAATGCAGCAGAAACAGCAGACAAAGCTATTTTCAAGACTGGTGCAGAAGTTGAACTTTACTATAATGGCAACCAAAAGTTTGAAACTACCAGCACAGGCGTAGACATCACGGGTACTTTGACCAGCGATGGGCTGACTGTGGACACCGACACGCTGTACGTCGATAGCACGAATAATCGTGTTGGCATAGGAACTTTGGCCCCAACTCAACGGGTACAAATTGGTGAGATACAAGGGAAAACATTTGTTATTGACCAATCTGTTTCAAACACAACTCGCCTTGCGAATGATTATAGTGCAATCCTTGAAGCGGGTGGTGGTTATGACCTTAAACTTCGCTCGAATGGCAACGCCAGCTTTGGTTCCATTGTTTTTGAAACGGCTGGTACAACAGATCGAATGAAGATTGCCTCCAACGGCGACATCAGCTTCTACGAGGACACAGGCACGAATGTCAATTTCTTCTGGGATGCGAGTACAATGGCATTGGGGATTGGTACTGGTACTACTACTCCCGTTAACCCTTTAACTATTCAACAAACGTCAGTCCATTGGCCTTATATTGCTTTAACAAATACGTCAGGCACCACTAAATCTCAGTTTGGCTATCAAGTAGGTGACGACTTGTTAGATATTGCTGCAAATAGTGGCGGTATAAAGTTTAGAACCAACAATACTGAGACTATGCGGCTTACATCGGCGGGTAAGCTGGGTGTAAATGTTCAAACACCAGATGGTAGACTTGAAGTACAACAAGCACAAAATTCCGCAACAGCAGGTAGTTTCTCAGGTCCACACTTACGGTTAAACAACAGCGCAACTACTGACACCACAGGGTTTACTGGGATTGCTTATTCTGGCTCAACTGTTGACAACTATGGTTGGACGTCAGGTGTTCAAAGAACCAGCACCAACGGCACAGAAGTAGACTTTATATGGCGGCATCATAGTAACAGTGATACTGGCACGGAAGCTATGCGCATACATAGTTCAGGCCATGTTACCGTAAACACTACATCAGATAATAATGCTATGCTTGAAGT